AACTCACGGGAATAAGTGGAGCGACGACATCCGATCTTCAAGTCGTGACTACGAACGGTGCTACGTCGACGCAGGCTATTCAGCTTACGAACACGGGTACGTCACTCGCAGCGAGTGGTGCCGTGACTGCAGCTTCTATCTCGGTCACTGGTGGTATGACTGCAGCTTCTATCTCGGTCACTGGTGGTATGACTGCAGCCTACTTTACGGGTGATGGAAGTAACGTGAACATTGGGGAAATGACGGCAGAGACCATTCCTTATGTGGATGCGAATAAACAATTACGCGATTCGCATATTACACGTACGGCAGATACGACGGTTATCACGTCGAACCTTCAAGTCGACGGCAATTTATTTGTCACTGGTGAGACGTATGCCGTAAACTCTGAAAATATGGTCATCAACGATCGAATCATAGGTCTCGCGAATAATAATACGAGTACGACACTCGACGTGGGTCTCATCTTACAGTATCCCCAAAAGAACGTGGCGATGATACATCATGGAACAACCTCCGGATCTCCACACAACGGACAACTCACACTCGGATACACACAAAGTGATTTCGAGGTTGATAATATCACGAAAGATCCGTCTAACAATCTCACACTGAACGTATGGGGACACGTCGTGACTCAAAATAACATCACGGTCGGGTCACAAGGTAGTTACTACGGTGACGGTACGACTTTAACGGGTGTTGCTCTCTCGGCCGATCTTACAAATAACGTCACTCGGATAGAAGATCTCGAAACGGCTACGATCATTTCTAATTCTTCGACAATCACGACGGGGTTTACGAAGGGTGATATTATATACGCGAGCGCCGATAACGTACTCAACAAGCTTGCTATAGGTGGAACGGATGGGTATGTTCTTAAAGTTACGAGCGCCGCTAATAAAACGTTAGGATGGGCCGCTGAATCAGGTGGTGGAGGTGGTGGATCCACCGTTTGGCAACAAAACGGTAGTGATATTTATTATTCCAGTGGTGACGTGGGTATTAACACGTCGGCCCCCGCGTTTGATTTGGATGTCCACGGAACGGCGAATGTCGGTGCTTTAACCGCTACCAGCCTTTCTGTTGGTGGTCAGACACTCGCACTCGCGTCAGATTTAAGTGCAAATGCATCCCGCCTTGATGCGATCTATAACGGCTCTATCGGTGACATTATTTATGTCGACGCTGCAAATTCCCTCGCGAAACTCGGTATAGGTTCGTCCGGACAGGTTCTTAAGGTTTCTGCGGGTGGTCTTCCTATATGGGCGAACGAATCGGGTGGTGGAGGTGGAACCAGTAGTCAGTGGACGACGGTGAATACCAACGAAATTTATTACGATGGACCCGTGGGCATCGCCAATACGGATCCGGGACACGATTTAAGTGTTGGTTCGAATCTGTATGTGGATGATGATGCATCGAATGTACTCGTAGTGACGGGTAATACTGCGATGTCCGCACTGACACTCGGTGAAGTTTCTATTGTGGCATCGTATAGTCTCGACCAGGTTGTGAACACCGGAAACGTGACTGCTAATACGGTTCAGTTTTCCAACGCGATTACCTCGTTAACGGCGGCTTCGAATGTGGTCGTCTCTGGAAACGTGACGGCGGGGTATTTCGTGGGTGATGGAAGTAATTTGACGGGTATTTCATCCACACTTCAAGCAATCACGGATAGTGGAAACGTCACGTCCAATACCATTCAGTTCTCTAATGCGATTACGGGTCTCGTGACGACCGCGAATGTCGAGGTGGGTGGTGAATTGACTGTGAGTGGGAACGTTTCAGACTTGAACATAGTTTCAAACGTAAATATGCTCCACACGGCGAATACAGCTTCTATCAAACTTAACTCTAACGTGGTTACAGAGTTTCCCCGTTCCAAGAAACTCGTCAAGTATCCTAGAGTTGTGTTAACTGCAAACGGACTAAACCAAGGGTATACCGTTTCTGGTAGCAACGATTACAGTAGCGGTCTAACATTTTATGGTGCATTTACGCCACCTACTACTCTTAGTACTCCATCTGGAGCATGGCTCACACCAACATCAGGAACGAATGGATATAGCACGAGCACGGGTGAATATCTTTTATCGGAACAACTTCATAGTGCTTCACTCACTGGTGAATACGTACAAATTGTTTTACCCGAAAGAATAAATCCCGTATATTTTACAGTTCAGCCACGCCCGGAATCAGCTAATAATAACCAGGGACTCCTATCGTGTATAAAAGAAGGAGAAATATGGGCGTCTACCGATAGCGGCACTACATGGACGCCTGTGGGGAAAATACAAAATTTCACACCGACTGGATTATATCAAGAACACATAGTTGATAATTTTAACGTACCTGGATATTACGATACATTTGCTCTCATCATACACAAGAACAATGGTCAAACTTTTGCTGGTGTTGGTGAATGGAAAATATTCGGCACTCCCGAATACGACCCCGATGCTCATGGAACTGACATAGTGGTCAAGTCCCTACCCAACGTGCCCAACACGGATTGGTTGGATGTCTACTATGATGGACAAGATTACACATCGACACCGGCGACTGTGACAGATAATTCCGGGAATAATCTCACTGGCACACTCAACGGCGGTGTTGGGTTCGATACGGGGTACAAGGCGTTTACATTTGATGGGGTTGATGATTACATATCCAACATACAGAGTGGATACACAGGTAGTAACACGTACACGGTTGGTATGTGGTTCAATAGAACGGCAAATATTCAGGGAGCTTTATTTCAATATGGTATTATTTCATCAACTCCAACAGCAATTGGTATGTTTTACTATGGATCTGCGAATCACTATATAACTTCTTATATATTCGGCGGCGCCAGAGCGGATACCGACTTCAATGCTAGTTATTTATCGTTGAATGAATGGAATCATGCAGCGTCTGTTTATAGTCCCGAAGGTGTGACTTTATATATAAACGGGGTAATGGTGGCTAAAAACACAGAAGTATCACCTACATGGAATAATAGTATAACGATTCCAACGTCACCACATTTAACTATAGGTGCCCAAGGGGATACTACTAGCACTGGTATTTATCCGACCACATACTTCACAGGATCTATCGCCAACTTCCGCCTCTTCAAACGAGCCCTAACCTCCGACGAAATTTGGCAACTCTATGCCTACCAGAAGGAGTATTTCGGGCGCGGGGACTTAGGCATGACCCTCAAGGCGGGGCGTTTGGGTATTGGGACGTCGGAACCGAGAGCGGCTTTGGATGTGCAGGGACCAGTTAGAATATATGATACGGAATTAACTAATCCCGTTTACGCAGAATTCTCTAGTAATTATTCAAGTGCAGGTTTTAGTGATGAACAATCAGTAGGTAATTGGCGCGACCCTAGTAATAACATTTTAGACTTTAATGTAGTTACACAACAATCAAGTCACAATGCATTTGACGCTGATTCGGCCGTAGGTGTACGAGGAAGTTTCACAGTGCCAGTTGAGGGGTTATACGTGATTTATTATGCCGCACTAGTAAATAGAATCAGTACATCTTCTCATATATATGTCCATGTAAACGGAAGCGATGCAAATGGCACGGGTATTAATTCACACCAAAATAGAAATACTGTAGGTTCGATGTGGACCACACTCACCATTCAAAGAGTTTTGAGATTAAACCGTGGTGATAAGGTTCAATGTTATATCACCGGGGGGTTTTACACCATGAACCATTATTCTTTCGGGAGTATATATCAAATTGGAGCATAAAAAAATGTCATAATAAATAAATGGAATTAAACATTCTAGAAGACGGTGCAGAAATTTATAAAGTTATACAAAAATATGTAACACTTCCTCCACCCGGATACTGGAGCTACGGTACAACATGGGATTCTATTAACTTTCCAGATGAGTATGAAAAACCACCACGTGATAATTTTGAAGAAGATTTACAAGAATTGTTAGTTAAAAAAAGATGGAAAGAACTTCGCACCGAACGCAACAAGCGTCTCGCCGACGTAGATTGGGTAACCCTCAAAGCGTATTCAACGGATACACCCGTTCCAGATGAATGGAAGACGTACATGCAAACCCTCCGTGATCTTCCTGTGAATACAGAGGATCCAGTCAATCCCGTTTGGCCCGTCCCTCCCGAGTGATGTATCACTCGTTCTTTTCCTCCAAAGTGCAACCCACTTTGCAAGAAAGACATCCCGATCGAAGTGCGAAGCACTTGTCCTGTATCAAGTGACTTCGTCACTTAAAAAAACCTCCCTTCATAATAGATATGAACGGTAACGATACGTTTCTCGATATCAATAATGCTCACCTCAGGGTGAACAACGGAAACGTTCAAGCATCGACTTTCGTTCTCGATCAGATCGATTTCATAGCGTCTAGTAACGCTTCGACGACAGTCGGGTTTAATAATCCCACGACAGCGTTTCTCGCGGCATCGAATATAGAGGTGGGCACTGCTAACCTATTCGTGGACACGAGCACGTCGAATGTGGGTATAGGCACAAATGCACCCCAAGATACACTCCATATTAACGGTGGAACCCGTATTTCGGGACATATTCTTCCTACTGTTAACGATACGTACGATTTAGGGTCTGCAGAGTACAAGATTCGCCACTTGTTTTTGGGAAATTCGTCTCTTTGGCTCGGTGATGAGACTCGTATAACATTTACCGGCGGTAAGATGAAATTTCGTAGGCGCAAGAAGAATGCTTTACCCAGGGGTCTCGCGACGATCGCAGCGAATCGGGGTCACACGAGCGAGCAGCAAACGACAACTGCAGCCCTCGCACACGCGGGCGTATCGACGGTCGAAGAAATGAAACTCGAACACTGGATCGACTATACGAAAACACTCGACGAAACCAAAGAAATTAACGACATTTTTACTGAAGATGCAAACGATTACGAGGCGACCACCGCTTCGGAAGCTTTTAAGGAAATTGGGGATGATATCTTTTCACCACATAACGTCGCCATCGGTACGACGGAAGCTCCTAATTACACGTTAGACGTCGCAGGAGATATTAATTTTACGGGAACTTTACGTAAAGACGGTACGGAATATGGATCTACGGGAACTTCTGGAACGGGGGCTTTATCCCTTCCGGTTGGTACGACTGCACAGAGACCTACGACAATTGCTCAAACGACATCCCCGGGATTGATACGGTTCAATAACACGACGTATAAATACGAGGGATGGGGGACGAGTAATTGGGTAGATCTCAGTATAGCTGACCCCCCCGTACTCTATTCATTTACTTCACATACGTTTACACATTGTAACGGTGATTCGAGGTACGGTCCCCAGCTCAGCGACGCTTTATCCACATATGGTAACATAAGTCCGTGGAATAACACAAACTTTTTCAATATTACAACACGTGGGTTTCAATTATGGACGGTTCCTAAAACTGGGACGTATCGGATAACCGCTCGCGGTGCGAGAGGGGGTCAGGAATCGACCTCTGGTGGTTCGTATAATAATACACCCGGCAGTGGGGGAGCGGTGCGGGCCGATTTTGCCTTAACTATTAATACACAGATCGTCTTTATCATAGGACAAACTCCACCTCAGTCCACGGGTAATTATAGATCTGGTAGCGGCGGCGGTGCTACGTGGGTCCTTAAACCTGGAGCGTATACGAATAATGACGATGTATATATGGTCGCGGGTGGAGGTGGAGGCGCTGCGCCGCCACATATAAACGGGGGGACGTCGGGTCACGCGAATGGATCGTCGCAGGGTACGTTAGGTGGGGGTGGTACGTCTCACTGGAATAGCAACGGTGGTGGAGCTGGTTGGACCGCAGACGGTGCTCCTTCGGGTGCACGCGGTGGTGTGCGACCGGCGGGTGGTGCTATGGGTGGTACCGGAACAACACATGGAGGTTTCGGTGGTGGTGGTTCCGAATCCGGAGACTCAGCTGCCGGAGGAGCGGGTGCGACGGGTGGACGCGCAGCTCTTCGATATAATTCTACAGGTAGTAACACGGCAAGAGGTGGTACGTCGTATATCACGACGAATGCGACGAACCGTAGTTTCTTGGGTATTCACGGTTTGACTAACGGTGGTAACGTTTATGTGGAATTTATTTCTTAAAATCTTACTATATACTAAATGCTTGCCCAGGTATTGGAAGCCATGTGTCCAGGTGTACCGTATACATCTAACGGTACATGGGAAAGTGTGGTTTTTAACGACGGAAACTTTTACAAACCAAACGATGAAATGTACGAATTGACGCTTTATCAGTTGACACACGCCGAAGCTATTACAAAAATGCGAGAACAACGAGACGCTTTACTCGATAAGAGTGATAAATATATGACTCGTGATTACCCTCACAGACTCGAGTCGGATATTCAAAATTGGATGACGTATCGTCAAGCTCTTCGGGACCTTCCCGTCACAGCTCGTCCGACGTTAGATGAAGATGGTAAACTCGTAAATATAGAGTGGCCCATTCCTCCTACTCCTACTCTATAATGCATCTCACGTCGAAGAAAATAACCTCAACACATAGTAGACGAAATGCCGATTTACTCACCAACTGGGTTTCTCGACATCACGAACGCGACGCTCAGAACGTCGAATGTGGAGGCGGAAAATTTACTCATGACCGGTGGTAACATTTACGTCACGAGCGAACTTGAGACGGATGCCACGGTTCTTAACCTTGAAAACGTCACTCGAAAAGGAAACGTTTCGTCGAATACCATCGAAATCACGAATGCGACGACGGGTATCGTCGCGACGGGAAACGTCCAAGCGTCTAAATTTATAGGAAGTGGTGAATATCTGACTGGTATTCCTCCGAGTGCCATCACAGGCACACTCAGTCAATGGTCGGATGGAACGAATGGAGACGTATACATAGCGGGTAATGTTGGCATAGCGAATGCCCATACACTCACGAGTAATACGTTACAGGTTGGCGGAAACTTATACGTCAGGGATACGGGGTCGAACGTTTTAACAGTCGACGGCAACGTCGTCGCAAATTACTTCGAGGGTGATGGAAGTAAACTTTCGGGTATCGTGACTGATCTCCAAGGTGTTACCGATAATGGAAATGTGACAACAAACGTCGTACAATTTTCCAATGCGACGACGGGTCTCGTGACGACGGCAAACGTAGAAGTGGGAGGAGATGTTAAAATAGTGGGTTTATCCGCGGGTAAGATTCCGTACGTGGGTGCGGATAAGTTCTTAAAAGATTCGTTCATCACGACGACCGGGGATACTACCGTGATAACGTCTAACCTCGACGTGACTGGAAATATCTTTATGCGCGGTGATAAGTTTATCGTACACTCAGAATCGAAACTCATAAACGATGCAATTGTCGGAATCGCCAATAATAATACCGTCTCTACGACGGATAAGGGTATCATCATGCAGAATACCGCGGGAAACGTCGCGATTATTCACCATGGGACGGGGGACGGGTTCGCGGATCAGCTCACGTTCGGGTACACGAATGACCCTCTCGATACTGTTACAGTCACGAATGATCTCACGAAAGAACTTACAGTGAATGTACTCGGTAACGTGATTACTCAAAATAACCTTTCTGTAGGTGGTTTGTTAAAAATTAACACTATCACTGCAGCGGCGCAGCATTCACTTCAAGCGGTGACGAACGTGGGAAACGTCACCTCGAATACGGTACAATTTTCGAACGCGATTACTTCTCTCACAGCCTCGAGTAATATCGTCGTTACGGGGAATGTGAGTGCCGGTCACGATACGAATACGACTTCGTATTTCGGGCGAGCGGCTGTGGGCTACATGGGCCAAGATGACCAGGCATCCTTTGCCCACGTCGATCATAACGATCCTGCGCGGTACGCGATTACACAGACAGCGACTGGTCTGACATCCATTAACACACCGGCGGCGGGACATATTCGGTTTACGGTGAACGATGGGAACGTGGGTGCTGAAAAGATGCGTATCACGAGTGCTGGAAAAGTGGGTATAGGGGCGACTGCCCCCGACGCGACATTACACGTGGTGGGGAATGCCTTTGTTTCTTCTAATTTGACGGTGAGTGGGAATGTGGAGGTAGGCGGTCTCATTACATCTACGACTAAAAGTGCATCCGGAGGTACAGAATCTACGGTCGGAGCCGATAATCTTCATCAATTTACTACATCTGGTATGTTTAGTGTTACCGGTGCCGATATAAGTGTAGAATTTCTCATCATAGGCGGAGGTGGTGGTGGAGCTAAAAATCACGGTGGGGGTGGAGGAGCGGGGCAATTCGTTTCGGGAACTACAACATTAACTAGGGGTGTTTACCCAATTGTCGTAGGAACCGGTGGACGTGGTGGGTACATGTCGGGTAGTTTGATGAATCACGGTGAAAATGGTGGCGATTCGAGCGCTTTTGGATTCATCTCACGGGGTGGTGGAGGTGGTGGTAGTAGAAATGTCGACAGTTTTCTTGCGAATCAATATGCCAAAGAGGGTTGGGACGGTGGTAGTGGTGGTGGAGGGGCTGGAACGGGGGTCAGTACTTCGGATACTACAACAATATTTGGTCGAGGATCTAATTCACTTGGTTATGGAAATGTAAATGGGAATACCACTATTCCAGGTGGATATGGGGGTGGCACGGGGTCTTCCGGTGCCAATTCCACTAATGCAGGTAATGGGGGTGGAGGTGGAGGGGCGGGTGGACAGGGTGGAAATGCAACCGGGCAGGCGGTGAGTCAAGGGGTATCCGGAAACGGGGGTATAGGACTTGCGAGTTCGATCACGGGGACATCCGTGACGTACGCGGGTGGTGGTTCGGGTGGTAGATGGGGGGCCGGTAGTGTTGGAACTACAAACGGTGGAGGAGGGGCGGGAGGTAATACCGACGGTTCCCCCGCCGGTGATGGTAATCATGGAACAGATGGTCTAGGAGGTGGTGGAGGTGGAGGTGGAGGTGGTAATGGTCTGGGTGGCAATGGTGGTGATGGTATAGTTATTCTTAGATGGACACCGTAAAATTGTAAAAATTTTAACCTCCCCCAATAGTAGATATGTCCACGGACGGTATACTCGAGTATCAGGGCACGAAACGGGTTTTGTACCGTGGCGACACGTCGAATATTGTATTCGATACGCGAACGACCAGTCTAGGAATCGGGGTTACCGGTTCGAATAATCCCAGCTCAAACTTATACATCACCGGAAACGCATACGTTTCATCGAATCTCGCGATCGGGGGTGTGATGACCATGGGTGTCGTCAACGTGGCGGCCCGTCACAACTTACAAGCCGTGACCGATATGGGGAACGTGACTACGCATACCGTAGAGTTTACGAACCCTACGACGAGTATTGTGGCGTCAGGGAATGTGGAGGTGGCAAAGGAACTCACAGTGAGTGGAAATACGATAGTCTCTTCTAATTTATCTGTGAGTGGAAACGTTGAGGTAGGTACGGCGAAACTCTTCGTGGATACGGTGAACTCTAGGGTTGGGGTGGGGACGAGTGATCCCCTTACACCATTACATATTTCTTCCGCAAATGAAATTACCACGAGTCCAGCTGGTTCAGCCGTGAGTCAGATGCGGTATGGATCCACAAACTCGACCGTGTTATTCGGCGTGTCGTCTACAGCGGGTCATATATCGGCTTACGACACGTCAAATTTTAGTACAAATCGAAATCTCTGTTTCAACGCTGACGGTGGAAACGTCGGTATCGGGACGGCGAATCCGGTTAACCAAATGCTAGAAATTGATGGAGGAGGCTTATATATTCAACGCTCTGGAACTCAATCTACATCAAGAAACATGGATACCAATAAATGGATCACGTTAGAAAGATCTGGAAATAAAGTTTCTGGGGAAGGACCTGGTATATCTTTTCAAGGAAGTTATCACCAGACAGCAGATTATAATAATTACATGGCGATGATAAAAGCTCGCGGTTTTAGTGATAATGATAGTCGATCCCGATTAGAATTTTTAGTAAATGATGGAACGGGTAGTAGTCTTAGCGCCACCGATGATGTGGCAGGGTATTTTGATTACGACTCCAATGGAGGTCAGGTGAACTTCACTGGACAACATAGAACCTTCATTAAGGATTTTCCTTTCAGTCAAGCTTGGGACCTGGAAGGTCTCATCGTCTCTTCGGATCAAAATAAATACGTTAAAATGGATGGTGGTATCGAAGCAGGATCAAATGCTATCACGATAAATGAAGCTCTTCCGGTCGTCTCTTTGTCCACGACAGCCAATGACAAAAAATGTTTTGGGGTCATATCTAATGCCGAAGATCCCGAAAATCGTGAAGACAGGTATGGTAGACTTTGTGTTCGTTTCAAAAAGGAAGAGGGTGATACCCGTTTCTACATTAACTCAGTCGGTGAAGGTGGGATCTGGGTCACCGATGTAAATGGAACGCTCGAATCTGGTGATTATATCACAACATCTAATTTGGTAGGATATGGTCAAAAACAGGATGACGACTTTTTACACAACTACACAGTCGCAAAAATAACGATGGATTGTGATTTCAACCCTGTAACTCAACCCGTTCAAATTATCAAAAGAAGGCTAACAGATATAAACTATTGGATTAAAACAGAATATGAAAATATTTCAGAAGATGAATACTTGTATATTACAGAAAAATTGGCATCGAACCTTTCTAATGAAAAAATAAGAGCTATCACCGAAACTAAATATACGAATAAAGACATGGACATAACCTTAGAAGAATACAATACCCTCGAACCAGGTGTTAAATTAGAATACAAAGAAGAAACTAGGGTGATTTATCAACGAGTTATTGAAGAAAAATTTAAAACAGAAAAAGAAGGTTATGAATTCGAGGTTCGCCAAGAACTCGTCAACGTCCTCGATGAACATGGTCAGATCCAGTGGGAAGATGACCCATCCGATGCCACTGAGAAGGCGTACAAAATCAGGTATCTCGACGCCGATGGAAACATCACGGATGAGGCCAACGCCGTTCATAAGGCGGCCTTCGTTGGCTGCACGTATCATTGCGGCTAAAAATACTCTCGACACATAATAGAAATGGCCGAGAACGGTATACTCGATTATCAGGGGATGAACCAAGCCATCTACCGCGGGGCGACCTCGAATATCGTCGTCGACACGCAGAGTATGAGCATAGAAATCGGGGCTGGAAACACGAGCCATACGTCTAATTTACATTTTGAGTGCAACCACGATGCGAACGTCGCTTCGGTTCAGCTTAATTCCAATGTGGTCACGGAGTTCAGTCGATCTAAAAAACTTATTAAGTATCCGAGGGTGGCTTTGTCTGCGAATTCTGATAGTGGATACGTGGCGAGTGCGAGTAGCTATTACAATACAGGTGTCCAGCCTTATCAAGCTTTTGACGTAGTAAACGGCGGTTTGGGTTGGGAATCTGGTCCAAATTCACAAAATGGAAATGGAAGATACAGTTCGGGTAGCACCTTTAATACTACGTACCTCAATGATAACCCGACTCTGGGTGAAGGTGGCTTTCAAACTACAGCGGGTTCAACAACTTACACCGGTGAGTGGGTACAAATACAACTACCAGTTTCCATACAATCAACAACACACGTTTTTGGAAATTCAGATGCTAATTCTGATTGGAATCTTAGAATTCCGCAAAGTGGTGTAATACTCGGAAGTACAAATGGTTCGAGTTGGGAACTGATTCACAGTTTTGACGATACTATAAAAAATGCTACTATAACTGTTTCACATACCAAGTACTACAGTTATTTCAGACTCGTTGTACTCTCGGTTGGGACAAACCAAACTTTAGCGAATGTACCGGAATGGGAAATATTCGGCACACCCGAATACGACCCCGAGGCGGCGGGAGTGGATATAAAGATGACCTCCTACCCCAACGTTCCGAATACGGATTGGTTAGAGGTGTACTATGATGCGAAAGAGAGCTCGAGTTACCCGGGCACCGGGGGGACTGTACTGGATCTGAGTGGGAACCAAATCAATGGAACACTCAATGGGGGTGTTGGTTTCGATTCGGAGTATAAGGCGTTCACTTTTGATGGAACTACTACTCGTAACATTACAACAACGTTACCATCTACAGTTACAGGTGAGTACGTTCATTCGGTTTCTTTATGGGTTAAGGCCGATGAAGTTTCAAGATCTGGATCGGGTGTGTTCACATTTTTTACAATAGGGAGTGCATCTTCGACTAATATGATAGCATTAGGTGTAAACACAAGCGCTGCGGGTGATGGTTTAAAATACGACTTTTTTAATGCTGGTGTAGAAGTGAAAAGTCCACCAATTACAAATAATGAATGGATGCATTTTGTGGTAACTTATTCAGGTGGGGCTAATAATTTACCCGGGGCTAAAAGAATTTACTTAAATGGTAAAGAGCTTGTAATTGATGCATACAATGGTGCTTCCGTTTCAAGCCCGTTGAGTTTACCGACATCTCCTACACTCACGATAGGTGGTCAGATCAATTCGAGTAATCCACCATTTTCGGGTTCCATCGCGAACTTCCGCCTCTTCAACCGGGCTCTAACCTCCGATGAGATCTACCAACTCTACGCCTACCAGAAGGAGTACTTCGGCCACGGGGACTTGAGCATGACCCTAAAGGCGGGTAGGTTGGGAATTGGTACTTCAGAGCCTAAGGCTCTCTTAGACGTCGGTGGTGAACCATTTGGACCGGGATCTCGACCCGGCTTCTTGGTATCTGTAAAAAGTAATGTAAACCGCCAATTCGGGGCGTCAAATGGCACGTACACTACACTTTATTCTAGTCCTTTACCTATATTCTTAACGGGAGAACTGAAATATAATATATCTAAATGTTTGAGTTTCCATGACTATGCTGGTAGAAAATACATTAAATTTACAGCACCAGCGAACGGTATATACAATTTCGGTTTAGCACTTGGTCATACAAGAAATATTCATAGTGCATCTGATTATATAGGTTTTGGACTCATGGTTAATAAAGAAGGAGCATACGCCGATAATGCGGGTGCTAATTATACAGAATTAGATTATTATTTTACGGAATACGAGGCTTCTAAAATGTTTCCAGTGGATGCACAGATAACCATGAATGGAAATATCAATATACAGCTAAACAAAAGTGATTTTGTGGTATATTATTCCAGATCCGTCGAAAATGTAGAGTTAATATCAACTTATTCTGCCTGGGGTCATATCGTACAATATTTGTAAATAAAACTGTATATTAATAGTATATGCAACCGGATCAATTACAAAATCTCGTTCGTGAAGTTGTAGATGAATTAAAAACGGACGTGTTTGTTGTACCGTATTCGCGATCGGTTCAAAATGTATACATATGCGATGGCGGTGGTTTCAATTTTTCTGGATTTTATATTGGCTGAAAAAATTTCCTCCAAAGTGGTCTGCATTCCACTTTGCAAGAAAAAAGAGTTCCAAGTCCGCAGGACTTCCCTCGTATCAAACGAAACCCTTCGGGTTTCCCCAGTTTAAAAAAACCTCCCTAAATAATAGATATGTCTACCAACGGACAACTCGTCTTCACGGACGTAGACAAAATTACGTTTAAAGGGGTTGGCAATACCTCGAATGCCGTGGTCGATACGGTCACAGGAAAGATCGGTGTGGGTACCGATAACCCAGATGCGAATCTCCACGTTTTAGGTAACTCGTACGTCAGCACGAACCTCGAACTCGGTGGAACACTTATCATGGGAACGGTAAACGTATCGGCACACCATTCCCTCGAAGCCGTGACTGCGGAAGGTAATACGACACCTTTAACCGTTGAGTTTCAAAATGCAGATACGTCTTTAGTCGCAAGTGGGAATGTCGTGGTGAATGGAAACGTTCTTTTCACGTCGAACGTGACCACGAGTGTCGACTCCAACGTGGTCGTGGAACATAAGGGGCCTCACGGGAGGGGGACTTCGTTGTTGAAAAAGTATCCGGAAATTGCTTTTGCGGAGGGAAAGTTCGATGCCAACGAGTCGACCAATACCTACGTTCAAGCGGGGTATACGGTGACGGCGAGTAGTCAGTTTTCTGGATACCACTCGTGGGAAGCGTTTGATGAGATTACTGGGAATGGAACTCAATATTGGTCTGGTTCAACTGTAAAGTATGCTACGACGGGTGATTACGGCTTCTTGCCTGGAAATGCAGTAGCACCATATTTAACAACTGTGAGTGATACCGTATACAACGGAGAATGGATACAACTTGAGTTACCACACAAGCTTAAATTAAGTTATGTCACTTTTTTTCCACGCTTAACCAATCGATTTCCGAGACAAGGTGTAATTGCTGGAAGTAATGACGGAACAAATTGGGATGCAATTCATATATTCTCAGGACTAACTACAACTATAGAAACAGATGTCCGTATAACAACCGATTCTGAAAATAACACAACAGCATATAAGTATATACGTCTTGTTATCACACATCTAAACGGTAATGAATATGCTGGAGCGGACAACATTAAACTCTACGGCTACGAAGAAGACCCACCCGCTGGTGATTCGTCCCTCGACACCACTTTCACGTCCGTGATGAACACACCACAAACCACCGGTGCAAACGTGTACGTTGATGCCAAGTTGTCCACTGACTTTACGAACCAAGTCACGGGTCCCACACCCACCGGAACCGCCGCGACACACAATGATACTGGGAAGTATTGGGAACTCACGGGTGCCCTCACGTCCAATGTGACCGTCGAGGCCAATACATTCCTCGAAGGTGATGCTCCTCACTCAGTCTCCGTATGGTTCAATTCTTCCAACTTGGAGGCCAATGTCTCGAATACGTGCGTTTTCTCCATTGCCTCGGAGGAGAAGTTGGATTCCGTCAACTTGGATCTCCAATCGAACACGTGGCACAATCTCACATACTCCTACCAAGGTGAAGGTGGCTCCCGAGTCACCTACCTCGATGGACGTAAGGTGGCCGAGGACCAAGCCGAAGATACCTTCGGGGAGTACCCACCCTTCGCGATGACGGGGTACTCCCAAGGTGGGTATGTTGTGAGTGCGAGTGATGAAAATGCGACTTGGCCGCTATGGAGAATTTTTGCGGGTGATTCGGATTTTTATGTTTCATCGACATCCGCATTTCCGGGTGGTGTATATACATCCGGGTCCACATATAATTTAGGAACAAACTCAGGAGGCTCGGGAACAGATAATGGGCATTGGATAAAATTGGCTGTGCCATATAAATTGAAAATATCACACGTGAATATAGATGCTAGAACAGGTTATGTGTCACAAGCTCCTAAAAATTTTAAGTTTTATGGTTCGAACGATGATACAAACTGGGAACAAATTGGACCTTCATTTTCAAATGAAGCTCCACAAGATGACGGTACATCATATTATACGTTGAATTCCACTAAAGCATATAAATATATAGGACTCGTTGTCACTGAAACTGTCGGAGATGGAAATGGGCGGTTGGGTCTCCAACAATTAAAACTCTACGGCCACCGCGAGAATGACCTGGTCCGCCTTCCCGATCCTACTAGGGTGCTCAAGTATCCGCACATTGCGATGACGGGTCCGGCTCAGAGGGGGTATGTGGTGAGTGTGAGTAGTGAATACAATAACACCGTTCTTGAATACAGAGTGTTTGACGGTAGTTATACAAATGCCGGTGCATGGATTTCCGGGGCGGACGGCTACGATACTAATGGTATCGCTGACAATGGAAACGGGGACGACTTTCTGTCTGGGATTGTCGGTGTAGGTTCAGAAAATGGTGCATGGATAAAACTCCAAATGCCTCACAAGATAGTGTTGTCGTATTTAAATTTTTATGTAAGAGATCCGTCGTCTGGTTATCACAGGCAACCAAAATCTGGTTATATATATGGTTCAAACGATGATAGCTCATTTGATAGAATTGGGACCTTTACACGCACAACAACAACGGCTGCAGGTACACCTATAGCCGTGAATATAAATGCAACTACAGCCTATAAGTATATAGTGTTCCAGGTAACGGCGACTATTACGGGAGGTACCGAGTGGGATGCGGTTATTGTAGATGAAATTGAACTCTACGGTACAGGTGTCGACTCCATCCCCATCCAGATCGGTGGTGGGAACATCGACAAGGTGGCCAACTTTAGGGTCTACGATAAGTTCGTGGGGGAGGACCAAGCCCTCGAGATTTGGGATGCCCAAAAGGATGAATTCGGCCGGGCGAAATCCTCGATGACCCTCCACAATGGTTACCTAGGCATAGGGACCACTGAACCCGAAGGAAGGTTGGCGGTCCTCGATGAACCCGATCCAGATGCGTATGGACTTCAGCGAATCCCACCTAAACCCGCATCCGGGTATGATACATATATCGATGGGTATGGAATGTTTCAGGTAAGTACATCCGATGCTGGTGGGAGTACGGCTGCAGCGTATTGGGCGTTTGACCATGACATTGACCGAAACAGTAACAGTTGGAGAAATAGTGGATCACCATATACAAGTGGTACTTGGAATTCAACACAAACGGCATCTACTACCGAAAATTCAAATACACACATAGGTCACTGGCTACAACTTTACACACCTGTTAAATATTCGTTAAAAAGTCATAAGGTCAGTGCCAGAAGTGTAGCTACTTATCGCCAACCGTATTCCGCGGTCGTGTTGGGTAGTACAGATGGCTCAACGTGGAACTTATTAGATACTTGGACAACTACAGATGTTAACCGTGTTAAACGTTCGATAACTATAGATAACACAACCCTGTACAGTTATTTTAGGTTAGTTGTCAAAGCACTCGAAAATAATAGTGATGCAGTCAGGGTGGATTTGGGTGAATGGGAACTCTATGGTATTCGCGAACAATTACCCCCGAAACAATCCGTCTTCCACGATGGCCAACTGACCCTCACGAAATCGTTAACCGTTCCCCGAATTGGGCCGGCTCTCGACGCGGACGATACACCCCGTCGGGACCGACTCGTCGTGGAATACAATACCTCGACCAACCCCACGTTCGAGGGGGCTGTGAGGGACACGAGTGGGAGGGGGAATGATGGGGTGTTCTACGGTGCATCGTCGTATGATGTTACGAATAAAGCAATTACACTTTCAGATGGCACGGATGATTACGTCGAAAGTGGTAAAACTATTATTGCACGAGGGACGCCACAACATTCATTCTCGTTCTGGGTGAAACCATCAAGTGGAGATCATGATGATACCGGAGAACATTATCTGGTGGTTTGGGGAAGTGAAACGGCTCAAAATAAGTGGTCGGGGGTTGCACTCACCAATGACGGGGCTTTGGCGCATGTATATCATTCTAGTGGAAAGTTTACGGTCGATAAAGTACTTCCATCCCCTGGGACATGGTATCACGTCGCGATAGTTGTAAAATCAACGAGTGCGACGACAGCCGCCAATAGAGACGTCGATTTTTACATTGACGGAATACAGTATAGTAACACATATGATACACTTGGTAGTAACCCCACGAACGCCGCATATTATCTTGATTGGGGACCTGGAACGCATACGAGTGTACGTTTAGGTTCTCTACATAGTTCTAGTGCAGATTCTTCTTCTTCTTTATCTACTATTAAACTCTACGACACCGCCCTCACAGCCCAAGAGGTCAAGACCCTCTACGATATGGGTCGGTGCGACGAGGGCCACCACGTGGTGAACTTCTCGAAGACTCGGGTTGGAATCGGCCTCGGGGATGGAGAGGCTCCCACGTACACACTGGACGTCCGTGGCCAAATCAGGTCTCAGGGTTCCTTAGTGCCTTCCTTCACGGGACAACACAAATGTGTTCCCGAAGAGCCTATGGAAACGGGTCTCATCGTTTCAGCTAAAAAGAACCAATATGTGAAACTCAATGGTAGTCTCGATACGGGTAAAAGTGCAATCACGATAGATGAATCTCTTCCGATTGTGTCTCTTTCGAATGTGGCTCAAGATAAGGCGTGTTTCGGTGTTGTTTCCTCAACAGAAGAAGCAAATACAGTCTACCGCGTAGAAACTACTAATGGTGGTGTGATATCATACATCCCCAAAACCCTAGGTGATAACCGTGCCATAGTGAACTCCGTCGGTGAGGGTGCCATTTGGGTCGTGAATACCGGAGGATCCCTGGAGTCTGGTGACTACATCACAACCTCTAACGTGGCGGGCTACGGTCAGAAACAAGAGGACGACGTACTTCACAACTACACAGTCGCCAAGATTACGATGGATTGTGATTTCAACCCAGTGATTCAACCGGTTTTACGAATCAAGAAGGGTGATGATGGAATGAATATTCTCGACGAACATGGACAACTTCAATGGGAGGAACATCCCACGGAAACGGAAAGGGTGTACAAAATCAGGTACCTCGATGCTTCAGGTGTGGAGACAGACGAGGCGAATGCTGTGCACATCGCAGCCTTCGTGGGATGCACGTACCATTGTGGCTAAAAATACTCTCGACACATAATAGATATGTCCACGAACGGTCATCTTAAGTTTCAGGGGACGAATAGGGCAACGTTCGTCGGCGAAACTTCGAATATCATGTTCGACACGACAACGACGAGTCTAGGAATCGGAGTCACGGGTACGGACCATCCCAGTTCTAATTTATACATCACCGGAAACGCCTATATCTCTAACAGCATCTCCGTTGGTGGTGTATTAACCATGGGTACAGTAAACGTGGTCGCACGCCATGATCTCGAGGCTGTGACGGCTATGGGTAATACGACACCTTTAACTGTTGAGTTTTCGAACGCGACGACGGGGATTGTGACTACGGGGAATGTAGAGGTGGGTGGTGAGTTAACTGTGAGTGGGAATGCGACGGTCTCTTCTAATTTGACTGTGAGTGGATTTGTAGGAACTTCTGAAACGGGTGCTTTAACCGTTCCATCCGGTACGACTGCGCAACAACCTACGGGTGCGACGGGGATGATTAGGTTTAATACAACGATAAGCAAACTTCAAACATTTGATGGGTCGAATTGGCTTACCGTAGGTGGTGTCAATGCTATAGGTGGTACTGTAACAAGTGTAGGTGGATACACAATTCATACATTTACAAGTGTTTCAGGAACATTTACGGTACTTTCTGGTGGTGAAGTTGAATACCTCGTGGTTGCCGGTGGGGGAGGGGGTGGTACAGGAAGCGGTGGTGGTGGTATGGGTGGTGGGGGTGCGGGTGGTCTGTTGACCGGTACAATACAAATACCGCCTGGTAACTATACTGTCACAGTTGGTGAAGGTGGCACAGGTGGTATTGCTCCAGCGTACTCTTCGGGGACTAACGGCGCCGATTCATCTATTAGTTTTCCAACACAGGTCATAGCTGCCGGTGGTGGTAAAGGTGCGACCAGCAGTAGTAGCGATACTACACCGGGTGGTTCCGGTGGTTCCGGCGGCGGTGGCTGTGGCGGCCATGAGGGTGAAGAAGGC